GATGGCGGTAGCTGAACGCGCTATGGCGCTCTCTGACAGAGACAGAGTGCTGGAGAAGCTGCGCACATGGATGGACCATGCTGATGCCACGGATGGGAACAAGCTTAGGGCTGCTGAGCTGCTTGGTAAGAGTGTCGGCTTATTTAAGGACGTAACTATTAGTACTGATAGCGAACGATCCTCGAATGAGGTAGCTGCTGAGATAGAAAGGAAGCTAGAAAACCTGATTGGAGAAGCAGAGAGTGCCCAGGATTTGCTGCCAGGAAAGGATGGAGTCTTGAACTGAGGAAATTCACTTAGGATGCATAGTTAAAGTAGATTCTAGGTTTCTTTGCTGCCCACCCCCGGTCCCCCCCTGAGAGCGGGCCGTGCATCACATCTCATATACATAGTATTCCGCTCAAATAACTTCCTATTTTTGCCATCACGCACTGTATGTTGTGCATCATCTAGCATGTTTTTACTGATAAAAGCCTAGGAGTCCCTGCCCAGGAAAAATTTTTTGCAAAATTTCAGCATAATTTTTCTAGTAAAAACTTGACTTTAGCTGTCAAGGGGCTAAATTCGCTAAAATCTCAGGACAGTTCCCCCTAGGACAGTCCTAGGATGAATATTCAGGGGAGGACAATCCTGTGCAGGATGTCCTGAATATTGAGTTAGGTAATGTCCTAAACCTAGGACAGTCCTACTGAGGAACGTCCTAAGAGGTTTTCACCCCGATCTATGCCCATTGAAGAACGCATTGATACAACTGCGCTGCAGAATATTGCCAAGTTATCTCTGGAAGAGCAGAAGGAGATCCTTAGTCTCTTAGAGGAGTTAGAGCGGGCAGAGCGGCGGGAAGCGTCTAGGGACACCTACTTAGGTTTTGTGAAAGATGTCTGGCCTGCATTTATTGAGGGCCGGCACCATAAAATCATGGCGCAGGCGTTTGAGCGTGTTGCCAGGGGTGAGTTGAAGCGGCTGATCATTAATATGCCGCCACGGCACACCAAATCAGAATTTGCATCGTATCTTCTGCCGGCTTGGTTCTTGGGTCAGTACCCTGAGAAAAAGATTATTCAGACGGCACACACCGCTGAACTCTCGGTGGGATTCGGCAGGAAGGTGCGGAACCTCGTCGATAGCGACGATTACAAGACGATTTTTCCGAAAGTCGCGTTGAGGGCCGACTCCAAAGCCGCTGGGCGATGGAGTACCAGCCAAGGTGGCGAATACTTCGCTATCGGGGTTGGCGGTGCGGTCACCGGAAAAGGCGCAGACCTGCTCATTATTGATGACCCCCATTCTGAGCAGGAAGGCCAGAGCATAGACCCCTCGGTATTCGATAAAGTTTATGACTGGTACACATCCGGCCCTCGACAGCGATTGCAGCCCGGCGGTGCCATCGTGGTCGTCATGACCCGCTGGCATAAACGTGATCTGACCGGGCAAATCATTAAATCATCGGTGCAGCGTGAAGGCGTCGATGAGTGGGAAGTCATTGAGTTTCCCGCGATTATGCCGTCAGGGGCACCGTTATGGCCGGAATTCTGGCCGATGACCGAGCTGGAAGCCCTGCGCAACGAACTGCCGACATCCAAATGGTCAGCCCAGTACCAGCAAGATCCGACCTCAGAAGAGGGCGCACTGGTCAAACGGGAGTGGTGGCAGCGTTGGGAGGAGGACGATCCGCCCAATTGCGAGTTTCTTATCCAGTCATGGGACACCGCGTTTCTTAAAACCCAACGCGCCGACTTCTCCGCCTGCACCACATGGGGCGTGTTTTACCGTCCCGATGACGAGGGCATTACGCAACCGAACATTATTCTTCTGGACGCCTATAAAGAGCGGCTGGAATTTCCTGAACTGAAAAAGACGGCGTTTGATTTCTACCAGCACTGGCAACCCGATGCTTTTGTGGTGGAAGCCAAAGCGGCAGGCACCCCACTGATCTTTGAGTTACGTGCCATGGGTATTCCCGTGGCCGAATACACTCCGTCGCGGGGCAACGACAAGATCGCTAGGGTGAACGCCGTGGCGGATTTATTCGCTTCCGGCATCGTCTGGTGCCCGGAAACCCGCTGGGCGGAGGAAGTGATCGAGGAATTCGCCTCGTTCCCCGCCGGCGAGCACGACGACTTGGTGGACTCTTCCACCCAAGCCCTGTTGCGCTTTCGCCAAGGCGGCTTTCTGCGCCTAGGCACCGACGAGGACGAGGAGCCGATGTACAAACGCACGGCTAATTATTACTAGGGGGCACCTTGAAGCAGGAACGCAAGGACAACCTCGACGTGACCCGCACCAAGAAGCAGCGGGAAGCGCAAAACGACGCGAAGCTTAAAGCGACGCCGTCGGAAATCGAGCGCCTACGGGCAAAATTTAATATCTAAGGAGCCAAAATGGCTAAAAAGACTAAGAAAATGCAGCGAGGCGGGCGGTCCGAGTTGACCCATATGGGAAGCGGCAGTCCGATCCAATGGCAATCGGGTGCAACTGGGCAGCGGCGAAAAGCGGATTACATGAGTCATATGGCTCCCAAAGTAGCCCGGAAGCAGATGAGACGGCAGGCGGCTACTGGTGGACCGGGACGAGGCGCGACGAGCGGAATTGGGATCAAGGCCGGTGGCACCGTTAAGCTGAAGGGCGGCGGAACCGTGTCTTATAACGACCTGATTCGCAGCAAAGGCTGGTAAAGGAGGCGTCGATGCCAAGCTATTACGACAGTAAAGGCGGCAAACCGGGCAAGAAGAAGCGCGTTTATAAGAAGGGTGGCAAGGTCGAAAACGGCCATGACATCACTTATGCCCGTGGTAGCGGGGCAGCACGCCCGCAGATCTTCAGGAAAAATGGCTAGATTGCGACTTAATCAATGGCTGTAGATCGCCCATTAGGCCAAGGCCCGCTTGCGGTCGAGGAACCGGACATGGAGATTGAGATCGTCAATCCCGAGTCGGTGTCGGTGGAAACCCCCGACGGCGGCATGTTGATCGATTTCGATCCACAGGCGGGAGAGGGTGACGTTCCCCATGACGCCAATCTGGCCGAATACATGGAGGAGTCGGATCTTCGTGCGGTTGCTTCGGAATTGGTCTCGGCCTACCAGTCTGACCGTGAGAGTCGCGGCGACTGGGAGGAAACCTACATCAATGGCTTGGACCTGTTGGGTCTCAAGCATGAAGACCGCACCATTCCTTGGGATGGCGCGTGCGGGGTATTTCATCCGCTATTAACCGAATCCGTGGTGCGCTTTCAGGCGCAGGCGATTCAGGAGCTGTTCCCCGCCAGCGGCCCGGTGAAGACGGCCATTGTCGGGGTATTGACCCCGGAAAAGCAGGAACAAGCGGATCGCGTCAAAAACTACCTGAATTACCTGATCACGGAGCGGATGAGCGAATACCGCTCCGAGACCGAGAAAATGCTGTTCTCCCTGCCGCTGGCAGGTTCCGCGTTCCGCAAGGTGTATTACGACCCGAACATGGGTCGTCCTTGTTCGATGTTTGTCCCGGCAGAAGATTTTGTTGTCAGTTACGGCGCAGCCGATCTGACCACTTGCGAACGTGCCACGCACGTCATGAAGCGCAGCAAGAATGAGGTTCGCAAGCTGCAGGTGTCGGGGTTCTATCTTGACGTGGACCTGCCCTCTCCCAGCCCGCATACGGGCGAGATTGAGCGCAAATACAATGAGTTGACGGGTGATTCCGCCAACTACGACATGGACAGCCGGTACACGATCCTGGAGGTTCAGGTCGATCTGGACTTGCCTGGGTTTGAAGATACTGAAAACGGCGAGAAAACGGGCATCGCATTGCCCTACGTTGTCAGTATTGACAAGTCATCACGCACCATTCTGTCGATTCGGCGCAACTGGTACGAAGACGACGAGCTGAAAATCAAGCGTGAACACTTCGTTCACTACCAGTACCTGCCCGGTTTAGGGTTCTACGGCTTCGGTTTGATCCACATGATTGGCGGTCTGGCGAAATCGGCCACGTCACTGCTGCGACAGCTTGTCGATGCCGGCACCTTGAGCAATCTCCCCGGTGGACTGAAGGCGCGGGGACTGCGAATTAAGGGCGATGACACCCCGATTATGCCCGGCGAGTTCCGCGACGTGGATGTGCCGGGTGGCAGCATCCGCGACAACATCTCGTTCCTGCCTTACAAAGAGCCAAGCAACGTGCTCTACCAGATGATGGGCGATATCGTCGAAGAAGGACGCCGTTTTGCCTCTGCCGCTGATGTCAAAGTGGCGGATATGAACGCCGAAGCGCCGGTTGGCACCACGTTAGCCATCTTAGAGCGGCAAATGAAGGTGATGAGCGCGGTGCAGGCCCGAATGCACGCCTCGATGCGCAAAGAATTACGGATTTTGTCGGGCATCGTGCATGATTTTGGCCCCACCGAGTACCCGTATGAGCTGGTAGACGGTGAAGTCACCCAAGAAGACTTCGATGATCGCGTCGATATCATCCCGGTCAGCGATCCGAACGCCGGGACCATGGCGCAACGCATCATGCAGTACCAAGCGGCACTGCAATTAGCCCAACAAGCGCCCGATATGTACGATTTACCACTCCTACACCGGCAAATGCTCGACGTTTTGGGCATTCAGGACGCGGAAGACATCGTCCCGTCCGAAGAAGTCATCGATCCGAGCGATCCGGTCAGCGAAAACATGGCAATTATCAACGGCGGGCCGGTTAAAGCCTTTATTTATCAAGATCATGAGGCACATATCCAGACTCA